TACTGGTCAGAGGGAAAGTGACGCTGTGATCGTCTTTGCCGTCGACCCCGGCTCGGTGTCCGCCGCCTGGGGTATCGCCAACGAACGTGAGGCACTGGCTTGCGGCGACGTTCCTGTGGCGGACAAGATGGTCGATGCGGCCGGCTTCGCCGACCTCGTCGCGCATTTCCCGGCGAGCGTCGCGGTGATTGAGAAGGTCGGGGCTTTTCCCGGGCAGGGGGTGTCGAGCTCGTTCAAGTTCGGCATGGGCACCGGGATCATTCACGGCGTACTCGCAGCTCTGGTCGTCAGGCGCGTCGAGGTTTCGCCGATGGTGTGGAAGAAGCACTTCCGGCTCGGCCCCGACAAAGAGCAAGCCCGGGCGCTGGCCCTGAAGCTGTTCTCGGATCTGTCGGAGCCGTTGGCGAGGAAGCGAGACGCGGGCAGGGCCGAGGCGCTGCTGATGGCGTGGTGGTATCTGGAGACGCACAAGTGACCCCTGAGATTTACCCGTACCAGGTCAAGGCCGTCGGCACGATCTTCGCGGCGTCGAAGCCGGTGCTCAACGCTTTTGATCCCGGGCTCGGCAAGACCCGTGTCGCCATCGCGTCGATGAATGCCCGCGGCTACAAACGTATCCTCGTCTTGTGCCCACACTCGGTGGTCTTGGTCTGGGAAGCCGAGATCAAGAAGTGGTGGCCGCAGGGCCCGAAGGCGATCACCGTTCGCGGTCCGATCGCGGCCGGCGAAGGCATCTTCATCGTCTCCTACGGTTTCATGTCCGAGGTTTCCGGCCGCATGGCCGAATATCTCGCAGATACCGGGCCATTCGAGGCGACCATCCTCGACGAGGCCCACTACCTCAAGAACCCGAAGTCGAACCGGGCCAAACGGATTTACGAGCTCCTCAAGCAGGAACAGCTCGGTTGGGTGCATCCCATGACGGGGACGCCCGCGCCCAATCACGCCGGGGAACTCTGGGGGCTGGTCTACCATCTTCGCCCCGACTTGATCATCTCGCCGGTCACCGGGAAACCCATGCGTGAAGGAGAGTTTCTCTCGCGCTACTGCAACACCCGTCAGTTTAAAGTGAATAACCACTGGGTTGAGCAAGTCACCGGGAGCAAGAACCTTCCGGAGCTGCGGGCACGACTGGCGCCGATGATCCTGGCGGCGAAGAAACGCGACGTGCTTCCCGAGCTCCCGCCGATCGACTTCGTGACGCTGCCGGTGTGGGCAGGAGATACACACAACGATCCCTTGCCGTGGGACAAGCTCGACGACGACACTCTGTTGGCGGAGTTGCGAGCCGAAGCCGGCAAGGGCGAGACTATGAGCGTGATCCAGATGCTTGGTCTGGCCAAGACCGCGGCGGTGGCCGAGTGGATCGAAGACCTTCTTGAGAGTGACAACAAGCGGCGCCTCGTCGTCTGGTGCGTCCACCACGCCGTCATCGATCGCTACGCCAAGCTTCTCGCGCTGTACGCGCCGGTGACCTTCGACGGCAGGAACAATCTCGACCAGCGCCGTGAGGCTATCGACCGCTTCATGTCGGGCAAGGCAAGGATCTTCATAGGTCAAATTCAAGCTGGCGGCACCGGCCTGACCCTCGTCTCGAAGACCTCGCCCTGCTCCGACGTGGTTTTCGCCGAAGCCTCGTTCTCGCCCGCCGACAACTTCCAAGCCGCGTGCCGGGTTCACAGGATAGGTCAGATGGACGGGGTCTTGGTCCGGCACGCCGCTGCGGCGGGCACGCTCGACGACCGAATTCAGGAAATTCTCGCCCGCAAGTCTCGCGAGCTGACGGAGTTATTTGGATGACGCGGACCCCGGAATATCTGGCACGGATCAACAGCCCGAAGTGGCAGGCGTTGAAGGCGCGTTTGTTGCGAGAGCGCGGCCGACGTTGTGAGCGTTGCGGGGCCACGGATAAGCGGCTCGACATGCATCACCGCAACTATGACCGGCTTGGCCGCGAAGAGGACTACGACCTTCAACTCCTTTGCCGGGAGTGCCACGAGATCGCTGACCAGGACCGGGCAGCCGACACGGCCTACGACAACGGCTTGGCGACTTACACCCGCAAGAAGTACGGCGAGTATGCCGACCCGTCCGAGTATGCCGAAGAGTTCGATGCTTGGCGGGATAAGAAACGGGAGGATTACTAAATGCACCTCGTTTTCTCCCAGGAAACCCGGAACCTGGCGCGGGCGATCGTGCGGGCGGCTCCGGGCTATGCAGCTTGGCGGGCAGCGCATGGCGGCGGTCATGACCTCACCAAGGCGCTACTCATCGAAGGCGCCCAGGCGCTTGGTGTGCTGCCGGCGATCGAAAAGCTGGTCCGGATGCAGAACCGGAAGAGAGAGAAGCTCCTCGCCATGCCCCACGGCAGCAACGGCGCCGCCGCGCCGACGCCGCCCCCGTTCGTGCCCGGCGCGGTAGGCCGGGCGCTGGCCGATATGACGACGGCGATGGATTTGCTCTCGGAGACGTTCGCCGTCGTGACACGCCTCGTCGCGGCTCTCAGCAAGACGGAGCCGCCAGCCGACGAGAAGACGTCATGAACGACAAGACCATCATCGTCGAGAACAACAAGCTCAGGCTCCGCATCGCCGAACTTGAGGCCCTGTGCAGTCCCGAGGCCGTCCAGCGTCACTACATGCGCGGCTACAATGCCGCTAATTCCAAGCGCCACTCCTATGCCGCCGAACTCGAGGCCGAGCGGGACAAGTTCAAGTTTGCCCTAGATGTGATTGCCGTCGGCGAGACGACTGATCCCGCCGCAATGGCCCGTGTCGCCCTCGAGGTCGTCCGGCGATGATCGACCTTCAGCGGATCAACAGCGAGTGCGTCTGGTGGCTGGGCTTCATCGTCTACGGGTCCAGCCAAGGGTGTTCCTTTTGGGACGGGGAGTGGCACGGCCCCTACCGGGTATGGGGCGCGATGGAGCTGGCCATGACGGAGAGATGATGACTGCGAAGACCTTCACGTTCCTGATCTGGGCCGTGTGGTTGGTGGCGATCGTGTTCCTGATCGTCGCTATCCTGGCGATCCCGCGTGCCCGCGCCGCCGACCTCGACGACTGTAAGGCTTACGCCAACCGCGGCTCGGCGCTGGCCTTGCGGCAGCTACTCGGCTTCCCGTTCGTCGACGTCGCCGCCGGGAGGTTCTTGTATCGGAAAGCTTATAGCTTCTGCCTGCTCCAGGACGAGACGCCGGCGTTCACCTTCACGCCGGAGGAGCAGCCGATCGTCGACGGGCAGGTGGTGATGTTCCCGCCGATGAAGCCGGTCGAGGTAGCCCCGGTTGGTTTAGTGGAAACCACTAAACCCCCTGCACCGGCGCTCACCGGGGAACCGCTGTGCGTCAAGCACGGGATGCGAACCGCCTGGAAAGGCAAACGATGGAGATGTGTGAGATGAACGACGATGCCCTGGCCCGCCCGCCCCTACTCACCAACACCGACGACGATCGCCGTGCCCGCGACTTCTGGGACAAGACCAACAGCCTGAAAACCGGAACTGCTGGCGAGACTTATGCCAAGCCGATGCGGATGGTCGCTGCTTCCGACGATGACCCGATCAACCACCCGGCGCACTACACTCGCCACCCCAGCGGGACCGAGTGCATCGAGATCACCGAGCATATGAATTTCAATCTCGGCAACGCGATCAAATACATCTGGCGTTCCGGCGAGAAGGGCGACACCGTCAACGACCTGAAGAAGGCGCGCTGGTACATCGACCGGGAACTCCAGAGGATCGGAGGGAAAGACGCATGACCGTCACCCGCGACGTGCCGAACCCCGCCGAGCAGCTTCGCCGCCTCATGATCAAGCGCGAACTCACTCCCGAGGAGGAGATCGCCGTCAGGGCCGCGATCGATGCCGCGATGAGGAAAGTCGACGACGCCCTCGCCGTGGTCAACGCCATGATCGAGGAGATCGAGGTCAGGAAGGAGAAAGCCCGTGGTAGCGCCCCAGCACAGTAACCCCGCCCAAGCGGCAATGCTGCTGGACCATCTGCAACGACAACCGTCGATAACCCCGGTCGAGGCTTTGGCGCAGTACGGCTGCTTCCGCTTGGCTGCGCGTGTGCACGAGCTTCGTCAGGCCGGGCATGACATTCTTACGGACATGGTCCACGCAAGCAACGGCAAGCGTTACGCCTCTTACCACCTCATCAGGACCGCAAGGAAAAAACCATGATCAAGATCGAAATATCAGGCGAGAGCATGGGCGACATCGAACTCGCCCTGCAAGCTCTCAACCGTCCGGACCTGCGCACCATGCCGCTCAACGACCTCTGGAAGGTCACCCAGGAGCGTTTCGGCGCCGAGGGCTTCGTCGTCACGGCGGCGACGCAAGGCAGCAGTGTGGCGGGCATGCCAATAACCGCGGCCGAGGCTATTGCACGGGAAGCCGCGGCCGTTTTGTCCGATCCGGAAGCCTCTGAAGAGGAAATCGACAACGCCGCGGAGGAACTGCTTCGCGCAGGGGAACAGATGGGCGCCGGTAAGTATTCCAAAAAGACGGCCGCAAAAATCGCCGCTATCGAGGAGGCCCTCGACGACGCCGCGGCGGTTCTTCCGGCCAGGCGCAAGAAGACGACGGTGGCGAAGAAGCCAGCGCCTGTGCCCGAGCCCGACGTCAAGGCGGATGCGGTGGTCGTCACCGCCGACCGCGCCTACGTCCTCGACGAGCTGACCAAGCGCTTCGCCGACCCCAAGCAGAAGACCCAGGCGAAGAGCTTCATCGACAAGATCGCCGGGCGTCACGGCGGCGTCAGGCTCAGTCGGCTTGAACCCGATCTCTTCCCGAAGATCCGGGAAGAGATGATCGTGGAGTTCGGCCTTGCCGGGAGCAACGGCCATGCCGGCGCCTGAAGAACTCTCCCCGATCGACATCCTCCGCCAGCAGGCCGAGCTCCCGCCGGTGACCACGGATACGCCCGAATTTGGTCTGGGCACCGACGCCACCCGGATCGTCAACGCCGGTACGCCGGCGACGGCACCATTGCGGGTCAAGCTCGCCGGTGACGTACCCGCGGCCTATGGCCCGCTTACCCTGGGCCGGATCATCGAAGACATCTTCACGATCCAGCCGACGGTGACTGTCGAAGAGTGGCGGCGGTTCCGGACCACGGTCGGGCGGATGCTCGGCCTTGTGACGGTCGGCCGGGTGGACGACGACCATGAATGAGTGGCCCTTGGATCGCCTCGCCTTGGGAGAAAGGCTGTGGGGCGACGGCTACAAGGCCGGGTTCTGCGCCGAACAATGTGGCGTGACCAGGAACGCTTTCCTGGGCATGGTGCATCGTAAGCGTTGGGTCCGCGGCGTCGCCGTCGAGAAGGAGAAGCCGGTAAAGACGAAGGCGAAAGGCAAGCCGCGCGTCGCCAAGCCCAAGCCGCCGCGCGAGATCCCCCTGGCGAAAGTCGGAAAAGTCAGGCTTCTCGACCTCGACCTTCAGGGGTTTCACTCCTGCCGCTGGCCGGTGTCCGGCGTCGGGGTGTCGGCGTTGTTTTGCGGCAAGCGATCCCTCAGCGGCGTGTCTTACTGCGGCGAGCACCAGAGAGTGAGCGCCGGCGTTCGCTACGTCCCGCCGATCCGGGTGTCGGCATGACTGATCCCGAGATCGACGAGATCATCATCGTTGCGGCTCCGGCCGGGGCGATGGCGGTCATGGCCTTGGTCTTCGCCGCGTCCGACCACATGCTCCTGTCGTTCCTGATGATCGGGATCGGCGCGGGCATCGCGCAGATGCAGAGACTGATCGAGCGATGAGCAACCGCATACGCTTCCCGCCCCGTCGCGGCAGCGTCACCTTCGGGGTCCGCTACGCCGACGTCGAGGGACTGCGGCTGAAAGCGTTTCTCACTTACTCTCGCGACAACGACGGCAAGATCCGGGAAGTCTTCGTCAACGCCGGCAAGCCGGGGTCGCCCAACGAGGCGGCCTTGCGCGACGCCGGCTTGCTGATCTCGCTCCTGCTTCAGCACGGTCTCGGCATCCACGACGTCAAGGCCGCCGTCACCCGCGGCCCCGATGATCGCCCGGCCAGCCAGATCGGCGTGGTCGTCGACGCTCTTGCTGCGGAGGAACTGCCGTGACCGCCAGTGAGCGTATCTCGGATTTCAGAAAAATTATTTTGGGGAAGGCAACATGATCGCGCACGCAGATGCTTCACCGTCGAGCGCCGGGACCTGGCTCAACTGCCCGGCGTCGGTGACCCAGGCCCGTGGCCGCAAGCGCAAGGCGACGATCTACACCGCCGAGGGAAGCGCCGCGCACGAGGTCGCCGAGCTGCTCATTCATGGCCTGCCGGCGCCTGACGAGATCGTGGTCGAGGGCTTCACCATCACGGTCGACGACGACATGGTCGACGCGGTCGAGCGTTATGTCGAGTACGTCGAGCAGCTCAAGGCGAAGTCGAGCGTCTTCCTGACCGAGACAAAAGTGTCGGTGCCCGTGCCCGGCGGCGAGAAGCTGTGGGGCACCGCTGATGTCATCGCCTTGAGGAAGGCTACCGGCGAGCTCGAGATCGTCGATCTCAAATACGGTAGAGGCGTCGCGGTCTCGGCGAAGGACAATCCGCAGCTTCGGATTTATGCGCTCGGGGCGATCCAGCAGGTCAACAAAGGCAAGACCCCGATCGCTTCCGTCCGCATGACCATCATCCAGCCGCGCACCGAGAGCGATCCCGGCCTCAACACCGACGAGATCGACATCTTCGAGCTCGAAGCGTGGCGCGACACGATCCTGCTTCCCGCCATCAGCCAGATCGATCTCGGCGACAAGACTGAGGTCGTCGGCCCGTGGTGCCGCTGGTGCGTTCGCGCCGGGGAATGCCGTACCCTGGCCGGCAAGGCCCAAGGAGACGCCCGCATGGTCTTCGACGCAAACTCGTCACCGGCCGTCAGCACCGCGACGGCAGCAGCTCTCAGCGACGCCGAGATCGCCGCGATCCTCGATCAGGCGGATTTTGTCATCTCGTGGATCGAGAAAGTCAGGATCGAGGCGAGTGCCCGCATCGACCACGGCAAGACCATTCCCGGCTGGAAGCTGGCGGCGAAGCGCGCCATGCGCAAATGGGTCGACGCCGACACGGCTTTGGCCGAGCTTCGGAAACGCTTTCCGAAACTGGTCGCCTCGATGGTCAAGGTGGTTACGCCTACCCAGGTCGAGGCTATCCTCAAGCGGGC